TATGAACACAACACGGTGCAGTAAAACTTGTCCAACCACTAGGAGTTGTTTTACGTTTTGCAGGCAGGTGTGCAGTAAGGATATCCGATACGATGCTCATACTTATATTGTAGCATCAAATGTAAATTTGTCAATGATTTAATGTAATACTGTTTACTGTGCCGCCGGTCCAGTTGCTTACAACTGCTCTTACCCATACATAATTTCCAGTAAAGTTTTGTACTTTAGAACCTGTTGTACTTGTTTCAGTAATTGAAGTTATATCAAACCAGTCTGTATCTCCAGGTATAGATGCAAGTGATGCTTGCATTGTTATTGTACCTATAAATTTATTTAAATTATATTGAACAGTATGTAATCCATCTGCTCTACTGTAGTATCCATCACCTTTAGCTTTATCGCCAGTTGCTGTTTGTTCTGAACTATCCTCTGGGTGTGTTTGGGCTGTTAATATTATTTCACTATTACTTGGCATACTATATTTACCTTAATTTCGCACTAATACTTTTGTTATTTTATTTGCTGGATCTGCACTAGCTTTAAATCTCAAATAATTATATATTCCGTTAAAGTTTGCTGGCTGTGGTTGAGTTTCAGTACCAGTAAAAGAAAATGTGCTTACAGTAGTCCAATTATTTGCGCCTGTAATTTGATTATCTAATGTAGCTTGTACCTCAAGTCCTCCTATATAACCATCTGTATATACTGCAACAGTATGTAATGCATTATTTCCATTCAGTGCAGGTTCAGCTGTAATTTGGTTAGAACTACTTGAGCCAGCATACCAAAAATCTCCCTCTGCAACAAAATCAGTTACCGATACGCTTTCTTTTGGTCCTGGCATACTTTTTGAATCAATAAACATTACACCGGAAAAATCAAAATGTGTATTGCTGTACGTTATTGTTCTTGCTTTGCTACTATCTTCTAAATAAACTACATATTTCAAATACTGTTGATTAATTTCTAATAAATCATTCTCAGTAACATTTACAGTAAACACTCCTTTTTTACTACTTGTTTGAAATGTAATATTTGTTGATATTGGCACCGAAGCTGAAGTAGATTTACTTAAAGTCACAGTATCAGATGTGACAGCAGTAACTACAGAGCCTCTAATTATATTTGTTCCTGTAACAGTTTGTCCAACAGCTATTCCAGTAGTAAGTCCAAATTTTAATGTTTTGCCTGCGGCACTTTGGGCTTCTGAAGTTTCTTTTGTAACTATATCATCTAAACTTGTTCCTGTTTTTTCTATTACTAATGTGTTTTCATCATTCCATGCCATTAAAATTGGACTAAGTCCATCTAAACTTATATTTTTTTGATCATGATTTTTAATTTCAAAATAGAGTAAATTATCTATTCCTCGATATACATTTAAATTTTTCTGATACACTGGTCTGTACTCCGTAATAAATCCAGACATATTGGCTACAACTACAACTTTATTTTTTGCTAAATATCTGTACGTTTTTTGCATCGACTGGAAACCTTTTTATATAAGTATTTATGGTGATATGTTATTAAAAGATATTGAAAAAAACTTCCCGTATGTAAGTGTTGTTGCTTATGGAGGAAATGAGTATGTAGGAATTGTGTCTAATCAAGATGCATACGTTACTACTATGTTTGTCTTTAATAAAATAAAAACAGATGCAGAAAAGAAAATTTTTCTTGAAGTTGGGGATATTTGGTGGTGGGAATCAAATAGAATGATTCCAATAAATATTTTTCTTAAAAAAGAAATGGATCAGTTTAATTATTGTATGATGACTATGAACACCAAAGATGTAAAAATAAGTGTCGGACCCTGTGTTAACATTAATAACTTATCTAGTAAAAGAATTAAAAGAAAAAGTGTTCAAGTATTGCGTAAAAGATAAGTTTCACAAACTAAATTCATATGTACTATTACACTTACAGCATATGCAAATGCATGAGCTTTCTTAAAAAAATATTCACCGTCTTTTGGTTTTATCCAAACTTCTTCTATTATCGTTTGCCACGGTTTGCCTGCTAGATGTCTCTTGGCTGGTCTTATAATTGCTAGTGTCGCCGCTAATTGTTCTACCGATGTAGGTTTCAATTGTTTTAACAGTTTGTCGTGCCCGCTTAGATGAAACAGCTGATCGACGAAGTCTTTGTGCTCCAGTAGTTCCCATATTGGTTCCTTATTCATTAATTGGTTTAAATGTTGTTCGTCTTTTATTTCTTTATACATAGAAACATTTAAAAAGTCAAGTTTAAAATATCCTCTTTGTTCTGCTTCTTTGTGGTCGATTGTTGATAAATTATCAACAGGATTGTGTGGAATTTCAGTTGCATAAATTCCAGTATTATGCTTTTTACCAGAATCTAATTTTGCCACACGGTGTTTTATTTTATCTAAGATTTCAGATCTATCTGCAAAATCGATATCTATGTCAGGCATATTTTTAGATATTGTTGTGCCTGGATGTTGCCATGCATTGAATGTCATAAGTTTGCTTCTTTTACTACTTGTTGTACCAATTCTATATCTTTTTTTTGTCTTTTAAATTTGATAGACCAATGTTTAGGATCTAATACATTTGTTAGCATTGCAAGTTGTTCTTCATTAAAATTATTAAGAACTTCTTTTCCGCTTTTACAATTTAATAATATCCACGGAGATATTTTGCCATCTTTTATATCCCAAGTAATTCTATTTGTACTTGCATATAAAAAATAATGGTTATAAGAACTATCATGTTCTTTAGCCCATTCAGCCATTGTATTTATACTACGTTCAAGTGCAGTTTCAACTCCTTCTTTCCTTATCAACTCATTTGCGTATGTTTCGTACATTTCATCTTTACACCAGTGATCAAGTTTTACACGTGATGTAACTACCCAGTCAATATATCTATCTGGGTATAATGGACGAACATTACTAACAAAACTACCAAATTTAACAAATGCATTATAAAAACTAGATTTTACAAATTCTTCATATGTTTTTTCTTTTTTTGTTCCTGCACTTAACTTATAAAATCTTTGAAATGCGTAAAACCCCAACTGCACACGTTTTTCGTCTTTTTGTAGCCAACGTCTTTTAGGTTCACACATATGAGCTATAAGTGTGCTTTCTTTAGTATAACTTCTTTTACAATATTCACAAGTATATTTAGATGTCAACTTTTTCGTAACCGTGTTCTTTGGCGAGTTGTTTAATTTCGTTTTTTGTAGATATTCTAGCAAGTGTTTCTACCTCGTCCATTTTCATATTAGGATATATATTCGCTAATATTTTTACTGCTTTACTGCTATCGTCTTTTTTCTTTTTTAATCCGATCCACGGATGAAACTTCTTTTTTCCAGTCTTGCCTGCAACACATAATAATTGCCATTGCAGTTTTACATGATCTGTACCTCCAAGAACATTCCAATTTCTATTGTAGTATTCGTTTATTTTAAATACTGCAAGTTCTTGTTCTTCCCTACTACCCTTTACACTACTAATATAACGGTTTAAGTTCCATAAGTCAAGTTTTATATCTTTTTTTCCATCTTCACTAGCGGCATCATATAATTCTTTAAATCCCATATCTATACTAGGAATTAATTCTTTGAATAAATCTAATTCTTTGTTTGCCACTTTTCTAAATCCTCCGGAGTGTTTATTTCAATCCCATCAAATTCTACTTCAACTACACCAATTTTTATACCGTTTTGTATCCAACGTAACTGTTCTAACTTTTCAATATCTTCTTCAGGAAACTTTTTACTTATATTATACATAGCTTTAGATTCTCTATTATAGCCATATATTCCTAAATGATGATCTCCATAAGTTAAACTTGCTCTTAAAAACCAGTGTGCTCTTCCTCTATTATGTATCATTTTAACACAGTTTGGATCATTTCGCAAGTTAAAATCCATCGGTGTATAAGCAGTTGCTACATCGCTACGTTGCAATTCTGCTTCTACAGCTTTTATAATATCTGTAGTAATATCTGGCATATCTCCTTGTACATTTATATATCTATCATATTGTAGCTTTTCATCTATAACTTGCATACATCGTTCAGTTCCATTATCTGCATCTGATGTCATTAAACATCTATTACCGCCCATGTAATTGTATATTTCTTGATGATCTGTTAAAACATAAGTATCATAACCAGTGCCAGCACATCTATTATATACGTGTTCTATTAAAGGAACACCATTAAGCTGTGCCATCATTTTTCCTGGGAATCTAGTACTTGCATACCTAGCTGGTATTAGTATAGCTGTAGTCATATATTTCCTTTACTACTTTTTCAAAGTCTTTTAAATTTAACATATTTGGTCCGTCACTTGGTGCTTTATCTGGGTTATCATGCACTTCGATAAAAAAATTCTGTATGCCTAAAGCACTGCCTGCACGACATAAGCCAGGAACGAAATCGCGGTTACCGCCGCTACTAGTTCCAAGGCCTCCTGGTTTTTGTACGCTGTGTGTTGCATCGAGAACCACAGGCACAGAATAATTATTAAGCATATAGTCCAAGCCAGTAAAATCAACGACAAGAGTGTTATATCCAAAACTTGTACCTCTCTCTGTTATCCAAACTTCCTTAGCACCTTCTGTTTTTGACAGTATGCCTTTCATGTCCCAAGGTGCAAGGAACTGGCCTTTCTTAATGTTTACAACTTTATTTGTCTTACAAGCTGTTTGCAATAAGTCAGTCTGTCTGCATAAAAAAGCCGGTATTTGTATGACATCAATTGTGTTGTCATAGTAATATGATATATCATTTATCTGTTCTACAGTATGAACATCGGTTAAAATTTTTACTCCTAATGTTTCTTTTATATCTTGAAAATCAGTCATAGTAATTGCAAAACCTTGGCCACGTTTACCACCGACACTGCTTCTGTTAGCTTTATCAAAACTGGCTTTAAAATAATAATCTGCTCCGTATTTGTCGCAAACGTCTTTACACGTTTGAGCAATTATTTGACTATGTCCAAGAGACTCATGTTGGCAAGGTCCTGCAATTATTCTCATTTTGTTTGAAACCTTTTCCATGTTGTATGTAATACATAAAACCATACACCATTAATAATTGGCTCTACTATTGCATCTAGTGTAGCAAGTTCTAGACTTGCTCCTGTGATTACCATGACACACACGATAGCTATTAACATATGTCCTATTGTGTATACAACGGCTAGTGTAACACTACTTCCACCTATAAGCCATTCTAAAAATTTATTCATTGTTTTTGTTCCTTTACAATATAATATGTAGTAACAAGTTTATCTAAAAGTCTTTTTAAGGTAGTATTAGTTTGTGAAAGTTCACATAAGTTTTGCCATTCACTGTAATCTAATAATTCACCTTGGGCTCTTGCTACTGCGGCAGGATCACCACCTACAACCCATTTGGGTATTTTATTATGTGGCGGGTCTCTGTAGTTTGCATATATAACACCATTTGCTCTAGTGTAAATCAAGGCCTCGCCTTCTATTAATTTTACTCCTGCTTTGATTCTTTGGTTTATCATAAGACTCCTATATGTTTTGCAACATCAGCCATCCTACAACTAAAAGCCCATTCATTATCATACCATGATAACACACGGACCATAGTATTGTCAACCACTCTTGTTTGTTGTGGAGCAAATATACAACTTTCTTTTGTAGTATTAAAATCACTGCTTACTAGAGGTTCGTCACTGTATCCAATAATACCTTTCATTCCATTTAGTGTGCTTTCTTTTAGTGCAGTATTAATAGCTAATTCATTTACTTCATATTCAACATTTACGGTCAAGTCTACACAGCTTACATTTGGTGTTGGCACACGAATTGAACTGCCCATTAGTTTACCATTTACTGGTGGATATACTATTCCAATGTTTTTGGCGGCTCCTGTACTTGTTGGTATAATGTTTACGCCACCTGCTCTTGAACGATATGGGTCTTTATGTTTTTTATCTATTGTACTTTGGTCACCAGTATAACTATGTATTGTTGTCATTTGTCCTGATTGAATACCAAAGTTTTCATCTAGGACTTTTACAAGTGGTGCTAAACAATTTGTTGTACAACTTGCATTACTAATAATCTCATCATTTACACTTATGTCTGTATGATTTACACCGTATACTACAGTTCTATCAACGTTTTTTGCTGGAGCACTTATTACTACTTTATTTGCTCCTCCAGATATATGATGTTCGCAAGCATATCCATCTCTGAATGCACCTGTGCATTCAAATACAACATCAACATCATACCATTTTATTAACCTTATATCTCTTTCTTGTGACCATATTATTGGCTCGTGTATTGGTCCTTGATACCTTCCATGCACACTATCATATTTTAGTAAATGCATATTTGTTGCTTCACCACCTGATGCATTAATTTGTACAAGGTCCATATCATTGCGTTCGCTCATGATATGTCTTGCTAAACATCTACCTATTCTACCAAATCCGTTAATTCCTACTTTTATCATTTTATTCCATTGGTTTTTCAAGTAATACAATATATTTTATAATATTAATATTAAACTTTTCTCTATATTTTTCTTTAATTGATTCTGCTACAATTTTCCAATTGTATTTTTTTAATTTATTTCTCCACCATTCAGGAGATTCTATTATTAAATGTGCATTTCTTCCATCGGGTAATAGTTTTTTAGCAGGATGACAAGCAATCAAATGATATTGATATTTTTTTGTAATTGCAAATAATTTATCTAAAGTTTGATCAATATGCTTAGGTTCAACGTGTTCTAAAACATCACTACTATAAGTTATATCTACTTCCGAAGGCAATTCGATTGGAGAAGTTACAGGATCATATGTATATAAATTTATATGTGGAAAATCTTTTTTTATACTTTCTGAAGTGTAACCTTTTCCGCTTCCAAAATCAAGAAATGATTTTGTATCATTTGTAATAAGTTTTTTTACATTATCAGGTAATCCTTTACCACTACCAAAAGATGTGGTATTGTGTAATTTTTTTAATTGTTCTAAATAATCTTTAGAAAGATCAGTCATACAGTTGTACCTTGTGAGCGTCTAACAATATCATCATGGTTAAATTCTGCCCAGTATAATTCAAATGCTACACCATCTTCTAATCCTTCAAACTGATGTATTTTGCCAGGTTTTACTTGTGTAAAGTCTCCGGCTTCTAATACGGTTTCGTCAACTAATCCATCTTGTACACCATCTTGCCAAACACGTACTAACATCTTACCAGACTCAACAAAGAATCCATTCCATTTAAATTGATGTTCATGTTCACTACATTTAAATCCAGATTTGTATTCAATACGATGAAACTCTAGCACACCGTTAGCATGGATCAATTCTGTTTGACCCCATATTTTTCCAGCTTTCATTTTTTTCTCCTATAATAATTTACCATAATCAATAACCTCACTTTGTCTGTTTATATCCTTAACAAAGAATGCACACATAGGATCATCTCCATTTGTTATAGGAATACTTAGCAATTGACCAGTTTTTATTTTTGGAAAATACCATTTAACATCATTATAAAAACTTGAAATTTCTATCTTTCCAAACTTTGGTTTACTACCTGTAAGGGGATTAAATAGGTAAGCTTCAAAACCTCTTTGATTGAGGCTTGTTAAAGGAAGGACTTCTAAATCACTTCCAGATTGACTACAACCTACTGCTACACACCAATCTAATGGCATAGTAACGGATTGTCCGTCTATTTCTAACACTACTGCTGGAGCACTAAACGATTCTAAAAAAATTAATGGTATAAAGAAAAAATCTGGATCTTGAGGATTACTATTATCTAAAACACTAAATCTTAATGAATCATCTACTTCGTCAGGAATAGTAGTTAAATTAAAACTCTTATTATCGAGCGTAAGTATATTCATTTCCAATCTACCTTTTCAATGGTGAACGGGTACTGCGCCTCCTTATAAAATTTCTTCCGTTGGGTAAGGTGCCGCTTCGCAAACTTACAAGTACTCGTAAGGTCCCATATTTGTACGAAGTCTTTGTCTTTTGCCTTTCTTACGCCTCTTCCAATTGACTGTATAACTCGAACAAATGATTTTCCGGGTTCAATAAGCACCAAATTAAATATCCTAGGTATATTGATTCCGACTGCCGCAACTCCGTATGTAGCAATAACAACATGATTTGTTCCTTCATTTATTTCGTCATAAGCATCTTTTCTATCTTTTAATTTTACATCGCCTTTTACAAATGTTGATTCTGGAATTAGTGCTTGTAGTTGTTCTCCTGCACTTATTCTATCTACTAATATTAGTGTATTGCCTGATTGCTTTATTGTGTTTAATAATTTGCCTAAATATTCTAATCTGTCTTGATTTGTTACAAGATATTTTAATTCTTCTTGATAATTACTATGTACTTGTGTATCAAGTAGTTGTACAATGTTTACATGGCATTGTGCAAGAACACCCTTGTCTTGTAATTCTTTAGCACTTATTTCGCCTATCACTGGTCCTAAACTTGCATGAATAGACTCAAATTCAAACTTTTCTTTTGGTATTGTTCCAGTTAATCCCCAACGTATTGGAGCATTTTTTAAATTACGTGTGAGTAAATTTTTTAAAACTTCTGCTTTTGCTTGGTGCACTTCGTCAACTATTACAGTACTTACTCCATCTAAAAACTCAGCTAAACTTAAAACTGCATCTCCGTCCTTGTGTTTTTTATCTAATATATTTAGACTTTGCCAAGTACAAATTGTATGAGTTTTGCCTAGTTCTTTTCGGTCACCAAAGTAAACGCCGACGTCCAACCCGCAGTTTTTGTAATCATCTTCAGTCTGTACGACAAGACTTTTATTTGGTACAATGACAAGGCTTCTTCCATATTTTTCTCCTAAATGACTTAGCGTTGCAGTAGTAATTGTTTTTCCTGCTCCTGTAGCAATTTGTTGCAGACTTTGCGGAGCATTCAAAAAATTATTTATTGCTTCTACTTGATAATCTCGTAAAATAATATCTTCACCTTCTGCAGGATGACCATTGGGCCATTTAACGCCTTGGTCTTTCCAATAGTTTTCAGTTACTGGTTCAAAATCTAATTTTATAGGATGCCTTCGATCTTCAATATCTACAATGTGTACTTTGTTTTTTTCTAATACTTCTGTAATTGTATCAAGATGATTTACATAGCCTGTACCGCCAATACCAAAGAAAGCAACTTTACCATCCCAACGCCCTAGTTTGTATTGTGGCATATAGCGAGCATAAGGCACTTCAAACTTGAGGCTGTTGGCTAGCTTTCTACGAACGTCAACATCTAATCCTTCTAGCTTGATGTTTACTTCGTCCTCAATTATAAGTTTACAAGTTGCCAAGAATTAAATCCTTTATTATAAGTTTGTTTAAAACTACTTAGATCTGTATCATTATAAATTATTAGATCACAATTAAAACTTAAATAATTAGATACTAATTTATTAGGTCTTAAACTTGATTTACTAAATGCAGTTTTTGGTTTAAACGAACTTTTCAACAAAACTTTTGGTAGTTTTGTTTTTTCAATATACACTATTTTTGTTTTATTGTCTACCCAGTTATTTAACTTTTTGTCTTTCACAAACTCATTTAAATGAACATTTATCTTATCAGAACTTTCTATTCTAAATAATATACTTTGCAATTCATTTGGTATATATTTAGAAAAACCATAATATATTTCATTCAGCTGTTGATATGAATTATCTTTATCTAAACAAACTATTATTGGATATCTATCAAAATGATTAAGTGCATCTGTAACATCACTTACATTATATTTGTTTTGATTAGCTAATACAGTTGGCTCTTTTCTATATGCAATTTTATCTAGTAGTGTTACTTCTTTTTTATTATTGTCTAGAAAAAAACCATATCTAATAGATTTGTCTGATACTAACTTTTCGTTAGATAATTTTTGTAATTCATTTACAATTTCTGTTTTTATATTAAAAAATTTATCATTATCATAGTAAGGAATATATCCTTGTTTATTGGTTACAATTTTTTCAACTTCTTTTGCAGTATCAATAATTATTTTATCTGTATTCCATGTAGGAAATTTTTTTACAAGATCATAGCACATCCTTGGTTTAAAATAAAAATAATGTTCGTGTGAATTTTTTTGATGGAAATATTCAGTCCTTCTTGTTTTAACAAAACAACTTTCTAATTTAGATATATGTTTTTTATTAAACGGAAATCTTATTTTTATATAATTTCCGTCTTTCAAATTGTTATATGATCGATCGTGTCCAACAATATTATCTTTTTCTACAACAGTAATATATTTGCTTCTATCAATTTCTCTTAAAGGACTACGTGTATTTTGAAGAGCACCGCGCCAATTTCTAATATTATTTTTTATAAATTGATTTTTATAAATTTCTAATTTTTTATAAAGTAAGTCATGTTGTCGGTCCGTAAGAGCAACGTCTTTAGAAATTTGTCTATCAAAACTATGTAGTAGTGTCACATCAACATTTTTTAAAACAAACTCGTGATTATGCTTTCCTAAAACAACTTCTAATAGATCTTCTATATTTTCTACATTTGTCATAGTTTATAATAACAAATTATAAAGAGTTTGTCAATCTTTTCAATGGTATACCTTGACTTATTTCTTCTATAGTATATTCAGTCCAAGCATAATCATTTAACCATTGTTGTCTTTCTGGCTTTTTTGGGTTTGCTATTGTTTCTAAACCTGTATTTGCTACAGGCCATGCTAAACTACTTGGACCTGTAAACGCAGGAATACCAGAAATAATAGCTTGAATTCCTGGATTACTACTCCAGTTTATTACTGCATAACAATCTTTAAAACTTAGATTAAAATCATCATATGTTCCGTTAATTTTTTGTGGTGTATCTATATATACATTTTCATATTTGTTTTCTAAACCGTCAACTAAGCATCTTGGATGGGGTCTAAACACTATTGCTTTATCTGTATGAAATTTAATTTCTTCTATTATACTTGAGACCCATTTATTCATTTTTGGCATATTTTCCCATTGTAGACTTTTTTCATGTTGCCCACAAATTAAAATATGATCACCTTTACTACGCCAAGGTTTTAAAGATAACCCAAGACTATTAGCACGATCAGAATTGTTACCCATAGGGCCAAAGTTACCGTCACGATTGATTCCATTTATACCTACCTTCCACGTAATACCTCTTTTAATACTTCCTACTTCTAAAACAATAATCGGTTTACTACGACTTTGACAACTATTCCATATGTGTTTATTACCAGACATTCTACCATTAAAAAGCACACTCCAAATTACATGAACATCAGCATCGTTAATATTGTTACTACTATTTAGACTATGCCCATTACTAACACAAGAATGTTCAAATGCATCAAATATAGGACGTGAGTTTAATGCTCCATATTCTCTCCATAGTTTAAATTTCATATGTAAATACTCCAGTACACTATTTAACAAGGAACTAGTATGTCAAATATAACTGTGGTAACAACCTTTAATAAGGAAGGAATGGACAAATATGGGCAAAGATTTATTACATCTTTTGAAGATAATGTAGATGATACAATAAAACTTCTAGTATATGCAGAAAATTGTTTTCCAGCAATAACTAAAAGATCACAAATATTTGAATATCAAGCAACAAAAGAATTACCTAAATTAAACAATTTTAAAAAAAGATGGAAAGATATTCCAAAAGCAAACGGAATTCCTCCAGATAATATAAAAGCAAAAAGACCAAGAGATTGGCATAAAGAATTTAAATGGAATGCAGTTAGATTTGCAAATAAGGTTTACGCAGTTTTTGATGCATTTGATAAAAGTGCCGATTGGTGTGTATGGATGGATGCAGATACATTTGTACATAGTCCTTGGTCGCGAAAGCAATTTAAATCATTACTGCCTGATGATAAATGGCTTACATATGTTGGAAGAGGAAAAGGATCTCAAACTTGGCCCGAATGTGGATTCTACGGAATGAATAAAAATAATCCAATGTGTGTACAGTTCTTAAAAGAGTTTGAACGATTTTATGAAGATGCCGAAAATGGAATTTTTGAATTAGAAGAATGGCACGATAGTTACGTATTTGGGCATATATTAAATCAAATGAAATCAATTGATAATAATGTGCTGGATTATAGTGCAGAAATGTATTTAAAAGAAGCAAAAACAGGCGGAGGCGGACACCCTTTAATTAATACAGTTCTAGGAAAATACATTGATCATATGAAAGGCGATAGGAAAAATACAGGAAAAAGCTTGCAAAAAGATTTAATGGTAAATCGTACAGAAAGTTATTGGCAATAATTTTTCATATGTGTCCAACATTCTCCGCTTTCTAATTCCTGAAAGTTCCAATGAAACATACTAATTCTTTGTAGCCATTTTAACCGATCAAATTCTTTTGGTTGTTCAATATCTAAAATATTATGATTAGTAACTTGTGAGCATTGACTTTTTTCTGGATCTGTAATAAATGCATTATATCCTTGTATAATTGGACCAACAATACCACTACTATTTTTATTTACAACTGCATAGCAATTTTGTAAATCTTGTTGTAACCAATTATTTGGATCAACAACTTCAACCTTTTTGTAATGTCTAAATGGACTACTTTTTGGTTCTAAATAAAAATTACGTGATTTTTTACAACCAGGATGCGGTCTAATTTTTATACGTCTTTTACAACCTATGCTCCTAATTTTATCAATTATATTTTTTGTCCAATCAATTACACTTTCTCCACTCATACTCCAACCGCCTTGTCTTTGTAAGAGCAATAAAATATGGTCTCCATCTTTTTTATAATCTTGTAATTGTATACCGCAGTTATTTGAAATGCTATTCCATCTTTGTTCATTTATAATATTATCACAATATATTCCTGTGTTAGGAAAAACACCATTTAAACTATAACGTAAATATCCATGTCTATTCTTTGTATCGGCATATAAAAATAAATTTGCATCTGCAACAATAGTGTATCTATTATTTTGGATTTGATGATTTATAACTTTTTTTCTTAATTGTAAATGACTTGGATTTGTATCTGAGTATACCCAGCCTTGTATTACAGCGGCATCACAATCTATAGGAAAATAATCTCTATGTAAAGTTGCATTATCACCACTGCGTAAAACACCATTGTAATATTTAATTAGCAATTCTTCTTTTTGTACGTTTGTGTTACCCCTAGGTACACTTGTTAAATAACTTACTACAGTTTTTTTCATAGCTTTTGATTTAAAATTGCCCATGCAGTGCCGTCTTGCATTTCTCTTCTTGTAAACTGACAATAACTCAAATGAGCCGCATAGGCAAGCATTTGTTCCTCGTCATACGTATATAAATTATTAATGTCACTTAATTTGCTGTTACATAACACACTAGCCGCATTATTTCCTAATGCAATAGCAGGTATACCGTTTAACAATGCTTCGGTAGCGGCAATGCTGTTGTAGGTTACTACACAATAAACATTATCTCGGAACGCATACAATATGTTTTTATCAGCAATACGTTCATTTCTTTTAGGTTTTAATCTGACTTCAATTGGTCTATCTGTATATTGTTTTAGTTCTTTACTTACTTTTGCTACCCATTGATTAGGTGTTTCTTGTCCCCAAAACTTCATAACTTTATCGCTAGGTGGAACCAACAGTATTTTTTCACCTTTCATCTTAAAAGGCGTATACCTATATTTTAAAGCTTCTAATCTTTTACGTGACCTTGGAAATATTGGGCCTGTATTTTGTAAACCGTTTTTAGTTATTCTATGATATATTTTACTTTTAGTAGTTTCGTTACCCATGTATCCGCTATCAATGTAGTAATATTCCCTACCAGTTTTCATACATTCTTTTAAAGCAAGTTGACTTTCTTTTCCTAATCCTCTTATGATTAAAGTTGTTTCGCTATTTTTTTCTTTTTCCCAAGAAGAAAGTTTAGCCCTATCTGCGCCTAATACAAATGCTTCTAAATACTCATCAAAAAGAAAACCTTTCTTTTCGGGTTTGAATCCGTAGTCATCATCGCCTGGTTCTAAAGCGGCGACACGGGGTTCTCGTAATGCCATTATTGTCTCCCAGTTATGTTCATGTGGATAATATGTGCCTTTTGGATCTTTTAAATAATGAATAAAATCATTAACTAATTTTTTTTTTTGGTCCGGAAGGACTAAATTTTCTGTTGTTGTTTTTAGTCTTTCAACTTCAAACTTTTCCAGCAAGCGTTGCCTTTTATTATCTGCACTTATTAATGCTTCAGCTCTTGCAAGATTTAGACTTTCGGCGTAACTTATTCTAGCCTTATACCAATGATAAGCATAGTCACAATTTTCATATTGTTCAAACCATGGTCCACCTTCTGTATAATGTAAAGCTTTAGGAGTTCCGTCTTGTGGTTCTTCATACCAACCAACTAGCCAATTCCATTCGTGGCTAAACTCTCCAACAAGACTATCATCTAACCAACTAAATCTATGTAAGTATGCACCACTTATACCAGGATTATTAACAAGATCTAAATTAAGTTGTCCATTTTGAATATGTTGACAATTAAATAAAACACAACTCGACCAATTTTTTCTTGGATATATATGTTGTGCTTGTCCATCCATTTTTGTCAGTTGCTTAGGAGAATAGTCATGATGAGCACACATAACGGCATATTTGTCATCTGCTTGATCAAATAATTTTTTTATGTCATCAAGAAAAACAAAGTCACAATCTATAAACAAAGCCCATCCTTTGTAATCTGCTAAATGGGGAACTAAAAATCTTGTAAAAGTAAACTCAGTGCTTGCCATTGCATCAACATCTCTTTTGTATATTCCTTCTTTCCTTAAATCACCTTGTTTCAAAGGAATAACTTCGACAGGTACAGTAGCATTGTCTAATATACTTTGTTTACATACTTGAAATGCAATATCTTCTCTGCTGTCCCACCCTACATATACTTTTAATGGTTCAATATCTGTACTCTGTTCGCTCAATGTCTTTCTCCGTTAATTTATCTGTTGGACCTTTCCATACTTCAACGATATGTGCAGGTTTGTCTGTATCGTTACATCCTTGGTGCCAAACGCCTGCTGGAATATCTACAGGATTATTTGGGTGTAAATGCCAAATAGAACAACCTTCAAATGGATTATCTGCTAAAGTTTTATTTGTCTTTACATATGCTTCACCAGAAACAATATTCCATGTTTCGCTTCTATACTTATGTCTTTGCATACTTAATTTACTATTTGGTGAAATTACTAATTCTTTAACTTGGAATCCTTCACCTTGATACAACTCTCTATAATGTCCCCACTCACGTTCTATTTTTGGTGCCCGCCATTCTTTTAATATCCAACTACTTGAATTTTTCTTGTCTTCCCCTCCAACACCAAAAGCAAATTCTACACTAGGATGATCTCCATAAACTTTCATTTCGGGAATATTTGTATTGGTTCTATCTCCTCCATTAGCAAAAATAATTTTATCACTTGACGTGGACATTGTTTGAAAAATAGCATTACAAGCAGAATTGTCATCATCATTAAAACTAATAACTTTATCCACAACAGATAACCCTTTTATTATTTCAACTCTTTCACTTAATGGCATAAATGCTTTACCTTTTTTTCTAGTTAGCCATGAATCTGAATTAACACCTACTACTAATGTTTCTCCTAGCTTTTTAGCTTCTTTAAAGTAAGCAAGATGTCCTGAGTGTAAAGGATCAAATCCGCCAGTTACCAATACTGTAGTTTTACCAACCAAAAATATAATCCTTTCTAACATTTCCTAATTCTATAGCACCCAATTCTTTTAAAAATTTTCCTGCACACTCTTCTGTATCAGGCTGTTGTTCTACAACAACAATTGGTTTATATTTTAGTAATGTATTAACTGCACCTTTAAGAACTTCTAATTCGTGTCTTTCACAATCAATTTTAATAAGACCAAACTTAGGCATAAAACTATCGTCTAATTTTTTTACTTTAATATTTCCTGGATTACCATCAATATAACTATTACCAGTATTACTAGAATCAAAAACCATGTTTACATTTTTATTTTCACTTCCTAAAGCAAAATTGTTTAATTTTATATTAGATAGATTTTTTGTATTTTCTACTAAGCATTCATATACTTGTGCTATAGGTTCAAATGAAATTACTTTTTCAAATTTATCCGATAAAGGCACAGACCAAAACCCTACATTTGCACCAACATCAACTGCTATAGAAAAATCGTTTACATATTTGTATGCTTCATCACGCACATCGTCTTGGTATTGTGCAGGGCCACCTTGACTTATACGTTTAGTAATCATTTTTTCAAAATGTTCATCTGAATCAGGAAGCCAATAATTATAAACTTGTTTCATTTAATATTTTACTTTCTAAGTCTAACCATTTTTTTACAATACGACTAGGTGTATAATACTTATTAATATGCTGTTGACCAAGTGTAATCTTTTGAACAACTTCATTTGGATTATCTATAGCATATTTTAATCCTTCAGCAATATCCCCAGTCCAAATAAAATTATTTAAATCTACATAACTTGGTATTGTATCATTTGTAATAACAAATTTTCCTTGTTGTATGCCATCTATAGGTCTGTTATTTCCCTTTGACTTCAAAAAAGCTTTTTTCTTTTCTGTGTAAGCAATTGGCAAAAGTATAAAGTCAGATTCTTGTACAAGTTTTTCTTGTAATTCAAAACTCCAATCAATCCATTCAATTGGATCTTCTATAGTTTTATTTGTAATTATTTTTAATTGTATGTTTTGATGTACTTTAAATAATTGTTCTTTTAAATTTTCAAAATTTATTGGTCTTATGTTTTTTCTGGCACCATAGATTACTATTTTTATATTATCATGTTTTGTAAATATTTTCTTATTTGGTTTTATTTGTTTTCTTTCGGTAGGATCTTCTATTACAATGCTAGGTTTATCAAAAATTTTTTTTATTTCATCAGCAAGATAATCGCAAGTAGTCACTATTGCTTTACAATTCTCTGTAGCTTTTTTATATAATTCTAACATTGAATTTTTATAAAATTTAAAATCTGATATATCCATAACATAATTTATTTTGTTTTCATTACAATGTTGTATAACAGCATGATCAAATTCTTTACCAATAATGTACAATTCATTTGTGTTTTTAATCAATTGATAATCATTTATATATCCATGATTATTTGCCATATTCTCTAATAATAGTTTTCCTCTAGCTCTAAAACTATATCTATCTATTACAGAATTAGGAATAAAAAATTTCATTGTTCACTTTCATGTAATGCTAACAATTTTCTAATCTCTCCCCAAGTACCTAAATCAATATAATCATCTACTTCTATTCCTTCGGTATTATAAAAAGGTGTATACGTCATCTGTTTAGTATTAAATTTTTTATTAAGTGTACTTTTTTCCATATAACTTATAGAGTCAGCAAAACTAGAAACCTTAAAAGCAAAACTACACCAATAAGCGTTATAATTTTGAATATTTGTTTGTGGCTTGTCTTCGTATAATTTTACTAGATTATTTTGTATTTGTAATGCACCTTTTGTAGATAACATTGATGGATTTGATTCTTTTTTATAAAAGAAAACAAATTCATTTGTTTCTAATCTATCTTTAACTGTTGTATACAAATCTACAGAATTTTTTAATTTTAAAATTGTATCAGGTAGTAGTACTAAATTATCTTCTCCAAACCAGTGGTAAGCACTTTTAATTGCACCTGTATATTCTCTTTCTAACGGATTTTGATATACAAAAGCAATATTATATTTGTGTCTATACTTTGACAAATATCCAACTATATCAGTTTTCCATTCATTAATTACTACAACAAAATCAACACTGTTTCTATCATAGTCTTTGAAATGATCAAAACTATAATCTATTAGTGCTTGATTTTTATCTAATCTTAATATTTCTTTAGGATATGGTAAATTTAATCTTGTGCCTTTACCGGCGGCAGGAAGGATTACTGTTAGAGTCATAACAGTATTTACAAAGTTGCATCTTCCATTCCGGCAACTCTGAGTTTAACAATATTTGTAATTTGCCATTGTTTTTGATCAAGTCCTTTTAGTACACCTAACCATTTATTTCGCAACAATGCAAATTCATTTATAATCTTTTCATAGTCTACTACATCAGCTTCGCCGTCAACATATTTTTCAACATCTCTGCTTGACAAGGCTCTTTGATAGTTTTCTAAATATTTTTTGAAAAATGAGCTACGCAATTTACGTAGCTCAATGTTTAAATAATTCAATATAGCTTCAATTTCTTGTAGTTGATTAAATCGATGTTCAACAATACCAGGCATTTCGGAAGATGATTTTTCAACACTTCCTTTTAGTTTTACTTCTTTTCTAGCTTCAATAAGCTCAGTTTCAAAGTATTGTATAGCACTTGGTATTTGATTTATATCACGTGATACTTGACTGTACCAGCCCATTATTCATCCCATTCGTTGTCTTCGTTAAAATCGTCTTTATCCATTTCTAAATAATATTGAATAGCATAATCTAATATTTTATCGTTACCTAATAGATCTGTTAATTGGTCATCTTGAAAACCGTAGTCTACTAACATATCAACAAATCTTTCAGCCGCTGTATCAGTATGTTTTTTATCAAGATAATCTTTAAAAAGATTCCATAAGTCTGCAACAAATTCTTCATCCATTAGTAACAGGCTCCTCGTTATGATCCACAGCTTCTATGTCTGCGTTGTCGGTATTTACCTCAGTTTCCTGTTTTTTAATGTAATCCGACATGACCATCTCGAGAAGATCTCCTGTCCAATTTTTTCTATATTCTAAAAATTCTTTTCCTTCAGTGTTAATATACTTGAGCCTATTGCCTTGTTTTTCTATTAAGCCTTTTGCTTCAAACAATTCAACAAGTCCGCTATAAGGATTCATTCCTGTTTCATAAGGAATTTTAACTTGAACGCCTTCAAAAGGTTTTGCGTAACGAGTTTTCATTACCTTACATCCTGCACGTATACCACGTACTTCACTAATTTTATTACCGGCTTCGTCTTCTTTTAATTTAAGTTTTTTCATTGCAACAACAATACTTGATGCATAGATAAAACCTTGTCCACCGCTAATTTTGTCATCTGGGTCAAACATATCTTGAGAAGCATATGTATGATTAGTACAAACCAATCCAACATTATAACTACCAATCATGTTAACAGTATTTCTAACAAGTGCAGTTAGTTGTTTAGGTTTACGACCCATATCACCTTTCATATCACCTTTTTGAAACTGATCCATATCAGTAGGTGTAAGTAACATACCTAATGAGTCAACTACAAACAATACTTTAGGACGATCCTCTTCATCCATAGACTTATAATCATCCATAAATGTTGAGATAGTTTTAGCTACATCATCAATCATTGACATATTAAGTTTTAAAAGTTTATCTTCACTGGTATCAACGTTTAATGCTTGTAACCAACTTTCATCAAGAGCATTTTCACTATCTATTAGCACAACAAAAATGCCTTGTTCTTGGGCGTGTCTAACAATATTACCCGAACAAAAATAACTTTTGCCTGCTCCAGATTCGCCTGCAAACACTGTTACTTTACCAAGTGGTACACCTTTTTTAAAGTCGCCACTTATAAGATAGTTTAGTGCAAATGAACCTGTACTAATCCAATCAGTAGGATCATTAAAACCAGTACTCATTCCTGTAATTGATTTTGTAAGTTGTGTCCGAAATTTACTCGGATCAAAAGATTTAGCCATATTTTCTCCTAACTAGAAATAAAAAAGGGAGACCTCGCTGGTTACCGAATGGAGGTTTTTGCCGGAACTCCCAATTAATAATTACTGTTGTCTTGCTCTAATCATTGCTAGAATGTCTTGGGCTCCACCTTCAGCAGGTGCTTCTTCTTTCGAAGGAGCGGGTGGTGTTTCTACTTTTGTTTCTTCAACAACCGGTGCTGGTGATGGAGTTTCCGCTACAGGAGCAGGTGTACTAGTAGATGCTGATTTTACAGGATCTCCAGTCTTTGCTTGCATTCCGCTGGGCCTAAAATATTGGCTCCATTTTTCTGCATCATATGCTTCACCATCAACAGATGCCTCAAACATTTCAGTTAGAACTTTTACTCCAACATCTTCTGGCTTTTTAGGTAAGAAGTCGCTTAGATTAAACAATCCGTGTGTTTCGATTGCTTTCATTTCAGCATCGCCTAACGGACGTTCTCTACGAGCCCAATTACTTGCGCCGTAATCAGCATATCCACCTTTTGAACCTTTTGATAATCTAAAGTCTACGCCAGCAGTATAATCTGTTGGCAGTTCTTCCATATCTGGATCCATTAGTGCCGCTTTGATTAGTTGAAAAATTTGTGGGCCAATAATAAACCTACGAATAGGATTCTCAGGCTTATCTTCACCAAGTGGATCGTCTGTTACAAAACCTTGGAAGATATAAGAACGCTTCTTCCAATATTTACGACCCATATCCTCAAGACTTGGATCTTTAAACCAGCCACGTACTTCACCTAATATAGGACATGATTCGTTATACATTTCCATGCATGGAACTTGAACCTGTACAGGCCTAGAATCAGTTTCACCTTTTACTCCAGCAAATGGAAGTTTTATCATCAAACGTTCTTTCCAAAAGAATGTGTTTGAGTCATCGCCATCAGGAAGGAATCGTAACGTAGATGTTTCGCCTTCTTTCATATTCCAAAATGGGTAAATTGCGTTATCGCCACCAGTGTTATTTCCACCTGTACGATTTTCTTGTTCTTTGAGCTTTGCTCGTATTTCTGCTAATGATGCCATAGTTATGCCTCCTTATAAATTGCCTATGCATTGTGCCTTTTATGTGTAGCACAGTTATAATACTACACAACTTTATTTATCTTGTCAACTATTTTTTTAATTTTTTTTAAAAATCAATAGGTTAAGCTATCCTAAATATTTTGTCATAAACATTTTAGGCATTTCGTGATAATCTTTAATATCTAAAAAATCGTGTAACCCCATTGATGTTTGAATGTCTTTGAGAAATTTGTTTCTCACCATAGGTTTAACATTTTGAGCTGTAGCCATCATTCTTAAAACTCTAGCTTGTTGAACAGACACTGGAAGAATTTTACCGTCATCGGTTTTAACTGCTTTCTTAGGATTAGGACTATTCTGTGAATCAATGACTTTAGCTAGTTGATCAAACATAGGTGGTTCTTTAAACCCACCTTCATCATCATCGTCTTGATCAAGTTCTCTACCTAAATCTTTTAAACCAAAGTCGTCAAAACTACCTTCTTCCAGTCCTGCGTTTACTCTCATTTTATATGTTTCAAATGCATGGCCTAGACGTTCTATGAATCGACTTGCTGGTTTAACGTATTGTTCTCCATAATCTTTTTCTATCGCTGTTAATACTGCTGTTTCGCCTTTAGGAAAATTTCCAGTCTGTACATCAAAATGGCTCATAATATATTCGCCTATAGGAGTTTTATCCTTTTCAATTACAATATCTTCTTCGTCATCATCTGGGTGATCGATTTTATCGCCTTTTTTTGCACCACTCATTTTTGCTTTACGAACTGCATAAGCATATGCATTGCCTTCGTCTGTATTTTCGCCCATTTCTATCTGTTTAATAGCGGCCATTAATTCTCCATATGTAGGATTTGTTATGCCTTTTTGCTTTAATAATTCTATTGCACGTTCTTTGTTGTAATGGCTGTCTCCTGGAGTCATTACACCTTCTACTATATCCGGCACACCATTTCCGTTTTTATCTCTCCACCAAGAACCTGATTCATCATGACAATCATGCGGACAATCACATTTTGGAGTTGCTACGTGCATTTGACAGCCACAATCTTTACAATGATAATTTTGATATCCTTTCATGTATCCTTCTGATAATGTTTCACTAAATTGACCCATCATTTCTTCAAAGAATTTATTAAGTTCATCATCAAAACTTTTTGAAGAGTTTACTTTGTGACAACTATCGCCTTTACCTCTACGATATCCTTTCCAGCATACTTTGCCGTGTGAGCCGGCTTTCTTTTCATTTACGGTTGACCAATTTGGATTACCGCAATCTTCGCAAACATCGTCAAGTTCTTCACCAATAATATCTTCAGGCATAATTTCTGTTGGTTTTGTTTCGCCTATCAAATTATAGATATATGGAAATACATCTTTTAATTCTTCATTAAATTGTTTAATAGTAAGTTGATCAATCCAATTTTCTGCTACATCAACCGGGACGTCTTTTACGTCAGCTGGTGAAAAATTTTCAAATGTTTCTTTATAATAGTTTGGTTTTTGTAAATTTTGAATTTCTTTTTTAATTGATAAAGTTCTATCTTTCACAATGCCTGTATATTCTTGTAATGTTTCTGCCATTACTGTGCTTCTATTTAGATACTGGTTAAATTTACGCAATTTTGAAAGTTCTTCACTTAGCCCTGTTATATACTTGCCAAAATCATCATAAGGATTTCCGCCTTCTGATACGTGCATAGCCAAAGCTCTTGCACCACTCAAATGTTTGTAAGGATACTTGAATTTCTCGCCTTGGTTATTTTCAATAAAAATTACACCTATTTTTTTGTTTCTATTTTCATCTTCACCTAATGATGCATTGTGTTTAATTGAAAGTTTTGCACTTCCAATTTTTTGGAAACTGGTTTTATGAGTTCCATACATTTTTGATTCTGACATTGTATTATCTCCAGGGCGATTATTTGCTAAAAATTTATAGTCTCTTTTTTGTAAATTTGATCTGTTAACATCTCTTACTTCAAATTTAAGTAATCTTTTTTTACTAAATTGCCTCATATCTTTTAAAAATGTAAACCAACTATCTTTACCAACACCATAATTTTCGTCTATCATATCTTTATTATATATAATAGTTATTCCGCTTTCTTCGTCTAAACTTACGCTTACTTTGCCTATAGTATTATTTTGTACTCCAAAATCAAAATCAAAAAATCTTGCATCTTTTGGCGTATTGGTAATGTCCCCATTTTCGTCTCCTATTACAAGATTAGAAAATCGGCTTTTAACTGAATTAAACAGTTGTTCTGCTATGAGGTTCAAATTCAACATATTAATATTATTTATCAATAATTGCTACTTACAAAGATAGGCATTGGTGTTTCATAATCCTGTATTTCTTCTGCTTGGGTAAATGTATTATACACATCAGGGTTCCAGTCACGCATTACAGTAATTATTCTTAGCGTTAATATTAATGCACTTATTAAATCATCTGTTGCACCTGGTTTAGCTCTAAACGAGCTTCCTATTGATATAAATCCTTTTAATTCACTTACTAATGGTTTGCTTCGGATAATTAATTTATCATTTTCAATCATTGTTTTTAGTCTTGCACAAGCACTTGTTTTACTTCCGTGTGTAGTATTAAATCCTTTTCTAAACTTTCTTACATGACCTTTTCTAATAGGTTCACTTATAAAAAGGCCTGGTATATTTTCCTCGCCAAAATCTTGTATAACAATTAAAGCCGCTTCTCCTATTCCGTTGTTTTCAACACTCCAGTAAATATTTGATCCTTCATTTTTACAAGTATCTGCAATATAACTACAAATATCTTTCAAAACACGTATTTGTCCAGGTATACCTGTGACGTTATGTTGCCACTCTGCTACTTGTTCATAAGTAGGAAGCTCCAAAACTTGTATTGCCGCATAATCTCCTCCTGTACCCATAGCTGGATCTAATGCTACTGTATAGCTTTTATCTGGATCAGGCATTTTATACCAGCGTACTTGCCCCATGTTCATTTGAGGTGAAACGCCTTCCATTTGTGCCAGCTTTAAACTGTTAATTAATGTTTCATCAAAAACAAGAAACTCACACCCGTATTCTCTTCTAAATTTTTCTTCGCCAATTCTTCCTAATTCGTCTGTTTTCCATTGTTCATCTCTATCTGGGTGTTCGTCCCAATAACTTCTAAAACTATGAAATCCATTTATCCCAACATCTTGTTCATTGCCGTTTTCATCAAACTTTTGTTCTGCTTGTTTCCATATAGTAGCAAATGTATCTTCATCTGAATTTGGTGTGCTTGTTATAATAGCTCTACCACCTGTAGCTAGAGTTGGAGATATAGATGTCCAAAATTCTTCTGCTATATTAGGCTGAACAAATGCAAACTCGTCACAGTATAATAATGAAATAGATAAACCACGTCCTGTTGTGCCTGTTGTTGTTTGGCTTATAATTCTTGATCCGTTTTCAAACTCAACAGATCCTTTGTTATAACTGGTTACGCCTGCTCTTATATAATCAGGACAAAGTTCATATACATAACGTATACGAGCCATAATTTCTTGGGCACCTGTATATTTGTGTGCGGCAATTAGAATAGTCTGATCAGGATTAAACATAGCATACCAACACAAATATATTGCGGCACAAGTTGTTTTGCCTGTTTGCCTTGGCATCATATTAATATTAAATCTATGAGTATGATAGCTGTACATTAGTCTATCTTGATATTCATAAGAATTAAAAAGTAATTTTCCTTCAACAGGGTGTTGTATATAAGCAAAATTATTTGCAAAATAAATATAACCAGTATCGGGATCCATACACTTCATTAAATCTTCTACTTGATCGTTAGTGTATGTTTCTTGTTGATTTGCTTTTTTGGTTAAAACACCGTCTAATGATTTACTCATAATACTATTTACTCAAAAAAATAGCACCCGTAGGTGCTATTGAGTTTGGGGGGATGTATTTTAAGCTACTGTAATACTTGAAGCCGCTACAACATCTGATCCTGAAATATCTATATCATTTGGACCGATTGAAGTTGTTGCCGCTCCATCGTCTTTACCGATAGTTCTGATTCTTGCTTGTAATTCACTAGCACTACTATGGTTTACATCCATTACTAAATGAATGACTCCACTGTTATCATTTACAATAAAATATGCTAATGGATTTAATTCTTTGATAATTGCTTCAACTGCTTCGTTAACAGCATCATCTTCAGCACGTAAATCTATATTAGAATTTGATGTATCTTGTACAGTCAATTTATAACAATTTGCATTTGGCGAATACATAGTTCCTACTGTATTGGCCATTGATCCTACTCGTCTTGCTTCTGCTGGTACTCCCATTACTTACCCCTTGGTTTCTTTACTTTTCTGCTAGTTATTAATATTTCCATAACTTACTCCTTTACTTCTTAGCTGTTTTAGCGGCATCTTTCCAATCCTGTTTGGAAGGTGCATCAGGATGATCTTTATCTCTGCTTGTGCCTGCTTTTTTTGCTTTATTCACATAATAGTATAAACCCTTTTTTGCAGTTCTACCGTCTTTGGTTTTATGTGTATCTTTCTCTGCTAAAGCTTTGTAGAGTTTTTCTTTAATTGATGCTTCAGTATTCATTGGATTATCACCACCTGATGTGGCTTTATAAGATTTTTTACTTTTATGCATATCGTTTCCAGCTGGAATACTTGCACTTACATCATTCATATATTTTTCATCTGGTTCAGTTGAAGCGTCAGGAAAATGTCCATCATAATCTTCTTCGTCCTGTTCTGTTGACATCATATGTATCATATCACCCATAGATGGTGCAGGACCACTTTGGCTATGAGGTGTAATGTCATCTATGTCTACTTCTTTGGCACCCGAAGCGCCTGCTAACTGCATCATACGAATTAGATCGTCTACTGATCCAGATATAGTAACTTTACCATCGTCACCCATGCCACCACAGTCTTCGTTCATGGCGTTCTCCTTATTGTTAGTTGATTCGACTCTTTGTCCTAAATAATCTATATCTTGAGCTTTTAGGTGTTTTGTTATTGCTTTTCTCCATGCTTTTGAATTTCCAAAAACACTTATTTCACCAGATATCCTTTTCCATAATGGTTGTACCTTATTAGCTTGTTTCTTAGATAAATGTTTTGCGGCATAGATGTCAGTAACTTCATTCCAATCTGCTTGATTTTTTAATTTCTTAATTGCATTCAATACTGCTTCTTCGTCTGTGCCAAAGCCATCCATAGCTCTTGCTAGATCTTGTGCAATAGCCGCATGATTAATATCTGATAGTTTGCTATCATCTTGAGCTTTTTTATCACCATCGTCGGCACCTTTTTCGGCACCTCTTTCGTCATCAGGGCCTGACATTTGTGGATATGCCATACCTGTTTCGTCATCAGGTTGTTGAACTTTATCAGGTGATGTTCTTGGCAATGCCTCATCTCCACCTGGACCTGTTGGTGGTGCGCCTCTTTTCAAAGGATCGCCTAGTGGCTCAGGAGTGTTACCTGGACCTACTGAACCTGGAGGAGATTTTTTCTGACCCCTGGTGTCATAATCTTTTGGAGGAGGACCAAGGGCACCATCTCGACCTTTTGTTATTGCTTTTTCTAATTTACTAATTC